TGTTTACATTATTATTAAAAGTTCCTGTTCCTCCAAAAGTGGATGTTCCAGTTACTCCTAAATTACCGGCAATGTTTACATTATTATTAAAAGTTCCTGTTCCTCCAAAAGTGGATGTTCCAGTTACACCTAAATTACCAACTATGTTTACATTATTATTAAAAGTTCCTGTTCCTCCAAAAGTGGATGTTCCAGTCACTCCTAAATTACCAGCAATGTTTACATTATTATTAAAAGTTCCTGTTCCTCCAAAAGTGGATGTTCCAGTCACTCCTAAATTACCGGCAATGTTTACATTATTATTAAAAGTTCCTGTTCCTCCAAAAGTGGATGTTCCATAAACCATAAAATCAGAATAAAAAGTTCCATCTCCAACAAAATGTGATGTTCCAGTAACACCTAAATTACCTGCTATGTTTACATTATTATTAAAAGTTCCTGTTTCTCCAAATGTGGATGTTCCATAAACCATAAAATCAGAATGAAAAGTTCCATCGCCAATAAAATGTGATGTTCCAGTCACACCTAAATTACCTTCTATGTTTACATTATTATTATAAGTAGCATCATCTATAAAATTTGATGTTCCATAAACCATTAAATCAGAATTAAAAGTTCCATCTCCAACAAAATTAGATGTTCCATCTACCATTAAATTAGAATTAAAAGTTCCATCATCCATAAAAGTAGATGTTCCTTTAACTATTAAATTATTGTTTACAACACATATTTCATTTATTTCAACTGAGTTATTAACATATAAATTTTCGGCTATTTCAACATTATTATAAAATATTATAGTACCATCTGCATTTATTTTCATTCTTTGTTCTGCTTTTGATAAATTATTTGAATCACTGCTTGGGTTAGATGTTAAAAAAACTAAATCATTAGAATAACTTCCATTATCTATTGCTAAAATTTGTGTAGCTGGATTATTTCCATTATGCCTTCCTTTATAATTTATACTTTCAAAAGTATCGAAATTAATACCAACAACAGAATTGTTAGAACCTTTTCCATAAAATTGTAGTATGGGACCAGTTCCACCATCTTTTACTGTTTCATCATTTTTAAATACTATATTCGATGAATTACCATAAATTAGCATACCAGAATCTGATATTAAATTATTTGTTTTCATAAATTGTTTAGAGGTTATAATATCTGGATTATATGGTGTAATATATTTTGTTTTATTTATAAATTTATTTAAATTATTACTCATATATATATATATAAATTTATATAAAAAAATTTGATTATTATTTTACTTAAAATTATTTTTATTATATTTAACTAAATAAAAATGGAATGCAATGTTTGTATTGAAATAAAACAAAATGTATTTAAATGTATATCATGTAAATATATAAATTGTATAGATTGTCATAAAAAATATTTATTATCTTCTATTCAAGAACCTCATTGTATTAATTGTAAATCTATTATTCAATATAATATTTTTTTAAATAAATTTAATAAAACATGGGTTTTTGGTGAATATAAAAAATATAAATATGCAATTTTATTAGATCGTGAAAAAAGTCTATTTCCGCAAACAGTTAATCATATTCGTTTAAAAAAAGAAGAAAGTAAAATAATAAATAAAATAAATGAGAAAAAAATATTAATAGATGAGGAAAAACGATTATTAAATGTTAAAATTTTAAAAATTCAAAAAGAAATTTTGGAATTAAATAAAGAAATTCAAAATTTGAATATTTCAAATAATAATAATAGAGTTAAATTTCAATATAAATATTCTTGTCCTATAGATACATGTAAAGGTTATCTAAATAATGATTTTATATGTGATCTATGTGATTCAACAATATGTAAAAAATGCTATATTAAATTAGAAAATAATATGAAAGAACATATTTGTGATTCTGAATTAGTAGAAACTTTTAATACAATAAAAAAAGAAGCAAAACCATGTCCAACATGTGGTGAGTTTATATCGAAAATAAGTGGTTGCGACCAAATGTTTTGTATTAAATGTGGTACTGCTTTTAGTTGGAAGTCAGGACTTATTGAAAAAGGAGTAATTCATAATCCTCATGCACATACTTTTTTTCAAAATAATACAAATGCACTTCAAAATTATTTAGATAATTTAAATAACAATAATAATAATTGCAGAACACCAATTCCTCCTCTAACTCATTTTAAACAAGAATATTTTAGTGAATATAACTTTAGATTAATAAAAGATATACATCGAACTATTTCAGAATATAGACAATATGATAGAACGGATCAATTAAATTTTATACGAAATAATACTGATCAAAACAACGATATAAGAATAAAATATATTAATAATATAATTGATGAAAAAACATTTAAAAGATTATTATTTAATAGATATAAAAAAAATAATTATTTAATAAATATTTATCAAACAGCTATTTCTGCATATGATATTGGAGAAATATTACTATGGAATATAGTAGATTGTATTCAAAATAATAAAAAAAAAAATCAAGAAAGTATTAGTAATATTGAAAAAAATATCGAATTGTTTAATACACTTATTATTGATACAAATAATAATTTTAAAAATATATCTAATGATTTTTCATATAGATCATCTTATCAATTAAATCGTATATTTAAATTCATATATAAATCTGCGGATCCAAAGATAGAAACTTAATAATATTTTAATATTATTGTAGTAAATTTTTAAAAAACCAGTTTTAATCAACTCTGATATAAATAACTCTTTCGAGTCTATCTGTTTTATAATACTCTTAAAGAATGTTTACAGACAAATTTAAAAAAGCCTTTTTGGTGGAAAATATTTTAAATAAAGGTAATGATATAACCTTCTATAGAGGAGAAAAAAGATTTACGAAGTGTACTTTTATCTTAATTTAATATAGTAAATTGTGGTTAAATATATTTTAATAAAATATCCAATCGCTATAAACAATATTTTACTAAAAATCTTGTTCATTTATCATATTAAAGTTTCTAGGATTGATACTTAACTTAAAAAATCGCTTATACTCATAAAGACGATATCTCAAAAAACCTACTAGGAAACAGATGTAACATGTGTATACAATAGACATTATAATATTCAAAATAAAAATTGAAAAATTTATACTCATAATATTATTTTATTATAAATAATATTATAATCATGATAAATACACCAGAACTATTTATTTTAGACATTAAAAATAATTTTGAAACAAAAACATTTAAAATAAATGATCATTTATGGTATTATCTAAATTCATTAATAACAAATTTAGATACAAATAAATTTAAATATTATTTTAAGAAAACAATGTCTATGTACATAGAATTTAAAAATAATAATATTACAACTAGAAATAAACTAAATGATTATTTTAGAAGATGTCAATTTTTATCTATCTTACAAATGATGGGTATTTTTACAAACTCACTACCTCAATTAAATAAATCAACAACTATTATTAAAATTGGTCCAAGTAAAGATGGTCGTAAAAATTGTTGCATCATTGATGATTCATCTATTCTTGATAAAGATACAAATGAAATAAGAGATACAAATGGATCAGACGATGAACCTCATAGAGGTTATCGTTTATTTAATATGTTATCTATAGATTATCAAGAAGATGTTATATTAGTATTTGATTATATGATTCATCATTTAAAAAATTTATTACCAATTATCTATAATAAACAATACGTAATATTTGATCCAATTTATATGATACAAAAAATAGTACAATATTGTGTTAAAAATAATATGATACATTTTATTCATTACTTAACATCAGAAATTCATGATACCTCTTATTTATTAAAATATGAAGAAAAATTAAATCTATTTAAAGATTATGATTTTTTACATAATTTATGGTATAGTAACTTTATTACAAATAATCATGGAAAATTAAGATTTTTTATATTATCTTTATTTTATATGTATTTAATAAATACTCAACAAATACATGAAAATTAAAAAAAAATGAAAAATATATAAGTCTAATTATAAAATGTTATTAGTTATAATAAAAATGTGTGAAGTATTGTCTATTGATCATGGCTCATGCTATGTTGAATTTAAATTTAATGATAATTACAAAATAAATGTAAAAATATCTGAAATAGCAAATTGTTGTGAAGTATTTGGACTTTATATTATGTGTAATGAAAAATCGGTTGATGATATAGATAAATACGTTGGTAAAGAATTAGTAAATCTGGATATGATATTTAACTATGATAATTTTAATTTTGACGTAGTTCAAAAAAATATAGATAAAATAAACAAAGAAATTTCTTTTGATTTAAAAGATAAAGTTATGTCTCATAATCCTATTTTTCGATTATATTTTAGAGGAGATAAATATCCATTAGATATTATTTTATATAATGAACACAATGGTTATTACTCACATGATTGTTATGTTGAAATAGATATAGTAATAAATGAATATTTATTAAAATATGATTCTTTATATAGTATTTAAAGCATCAATATTAATTTTTTATCTATGATGATTATAAAAATGATATTTGATAATTTTTTAGAAAATATAAAACCTAAAAAAATATTAGGTAAAGGTTCTGAAGGAATTGTAATATTATCTAATAATAAAAAATATAGTGTTAAAATTTATTTTAATAATATTCATACATGGAAAGAATATGTTAAAATAATGGATCTTTTACATCATTCTAAAAATTTACCAAAAACAATATATAAAAGTTATTTAATAACAACTTATAAAAATTGTATTAACAGATACATTAAAAATAATTTACCAAACCATTTTTCATATATAGATAAAAATAATTTAGAAATATTATCTAAAAAATATAAAATGCAATATAAATTATTTGAAGTAATAAAAACTTATAATATTACATTGAAAAAATGCATAAAAAATAATAAAAATAATTATTATATTTTAAACTCATTGTATAAACAAGGTCTCTTAACATTATTATGGTTATATATAAATAAAGGAATAATTCATAATGATATTATAGTAAATAATTTTTTTGTTGTAAAAACTTTATCTAAATTTTTTACAATAAAAATATATAATGATATTTATAAAGTTCCATTATATGGTTATTATATAATTATTTCTGATTTTGGTCATGCAAAAATGATGGACGATATATTTATTCATCCATTAGATGATATTAAAAGATTTATTCATATATTTATGAAGGATAATATATATAAAAATATAAATGATAATATATTTGAATCCTGTATAGACAATAAAAATAAATGCAAAAAAATATTATATAATTATATTAAAAATAATTATTTATAATCTTACACAATCCTAGAAACTTTTAATAGAATAACTAATATTATTATTTTACATAAATATTGTTAAATTTTATTTTAATAATTTAATATAAATTTATATTTTAAAATATATTTAAAGACATTTAACTATATTATAGTCATCTCAATTTAGAATTCTACTAAAAATCAATTTTATAAAATTAATTTTATAAAATTAGATTAAAAAATATTTTAAATTTATTTAAAAACAATTGGTATTATTGGACAAGAAAGAATTAACTTTATAACAAATAATTTTAAATATCATATATAGTC